ATCCACCTTGTTACAAGCGATATGTTGATCGTCTCAGTGGCAAATATGTTTGAGAATGAAGCAGCATCACTAAGAGTGACTGTTAATCAACTTAAAAGCATTGCTAAAGAGATGGAGGCTTACAGAGCTAGAGAAGTCGATCCTTCGATACATGAGTGTTTGAAAGCATTCTATGATAGAGCAGCCCTTCATCTTAGAGTTGAAACTGAGGATACACGGTTATTTAGAAACTGTTGTAGAGTAGACCCTGATAATGACCTTAGAGGGAATACTAAAGCATGGGAGATATTTACAGAGATAGCTAACTTTTCTGGAAAGAAATCAAAGGTATCTGTCTCTGGATTCAAGAAGAATAGAGCAACTCTACATCTCTCTCTAATATCATCCCTAAGAAGGTCTGGGTATAAGCTTAATGAATCAGAGATAGCTTCAATCGTGTCCAAATATGATGAATCATTAGATGTGGCCGCAAAGATTCTAGCAGTTCGTGATAACCTACAGGAAGTTTACACAAAGGCTTTGAGGAGGTATCAATATGAATATAATAAGTTAGATAAAGAACCAGAATTATCTGATGATGAGGACAAGGTGAAAGATACTAACGCGAGAATAAAGAACCTTACACCTTTCCCGAGTCCTTTCAAAGTATTCGTAAATGGCTCTGTCGCTGTGATAGAATCCGGAGCAAAGAAAATCATCACGACCAACCTTCATTTCTATAGGGCACTTAGGATGGTGGATTCAATGGCTAATGTTTTGATGACTTCTAATGACCTTAATTTAAGAGTATCTCCTTCTGAGTTCTTGGAGGATTTCACTTCTGCTATGAAGAAGATTTGGATGAGAGATTCAGACTCTGTTGGAGAAATAATCAAAGGTGCCAGAAATTATCTAGTTGCTTCATTAGATAGAGATCACATCACTTCTGAAAATCCAGCAAAAGCATTGGTTGGAACATATTCTAGAGATAAGCAAGATATGGTAATGGAAATCGTAACTGAATTCAAAAATATGACTAGAAGTGTGGAAGACGCCATAAATTTAGGGAATATGTATAAATTCGTTCCGCATCCAGATTCGAATATGGGTGATGTCTTTGATAGTATTAGAGGAATAAAGGCGCCGAATGAAGTTGATCAGACGATTGTGAGCAGATTCAAAGGAATTGCCAATAGAGCCATATACAAGTCTCTCACCTCATCTGGTTATCTAGTTAAGCTTATAAGCAATTCAGATCTAGGCGATAGATTAGCTAATTGTGCTAATTCTACAGTTAAGAGGGTCGCTAAGACTTTAGACTTCGGGCAAACAAGCTGGTCTGAAGTTTCATTTGAAACATTAGAAGTTTTGACACCTCCTGCAGATATAGTAGTACCTATATCTTCAAAAGCATCTCAAATAAACCCTGAGTCAGAGAGGCCTAAGGAAGATGAAGTATTCGGGCCTAGTGGTAAGATGACTACAACTGCTGCAGATTTCTCAAGAGAAGCAAGAACAATCAATGATGCTGTTTCAGTCATAAAAGGAATAGATCAGTTCTGCGAGACGAAGGCAATTGATAGGTTCAAGAAAGTTATAAAGTTGCATGAGAGGTTTGAGAGTTCTTATCCAGACATGAGCATAGAAGAAATACCTATAGCTGATCTCGAAAGATTTTCCCAAAATCACCCTGAAGCAACCTATCTAGTTGGGACAGAACCTAAGTATGGGGAATATCATAAGAAGGTGACTAGAATGTTCTATATGGCTGAACAAGAATTGAAGCAGATAACTCAAAGAGTCGAGAGAT